CTACCCGGCCCCGTTCTCTTCCTCTGCCGTCGGCGGTTCGCACTCCAGCACCACCCGATATCCCTGGTTGTCCAGCGTATGGGTGGCGGTGACCACCGACCAGCGCCCATCCACCGGCGTGCGGATGCCTGAGACATCGACCGGTGTTTCGGCCCGCAGCGCTGCATCGCCGGGAAGGGTGAGACGCAGCCGACGACGGGCGCGTTCTGCCGCCTCGCCGGCCGCCCGGGCGGCCGCCCGGGCGTCCTCTGCCGAGGCGAAACTGCGCCGGAGCGTGCGTGCCGGCGCCGATGGATCGGCGCCGGGCACCTCCACCCGTTCCGATCGCCGTTCCCCGGTGGCGGCATCGGTATAGGCGGCGATCACCGCGCCATGGGCCGGGCGTTCGGTCTGAGACAGCGCCCAGTCGGTCAGCCTTGCGGCCGGCAGGGCGATCGGGTCGAGCAGCTCGCCGCCGGCGCTGCGGCCGCGCGCAGCAGAGACGAACAGCAGCCGGCCGGCCACCGGCTTCGCCACCGCGTCATGATCCTTCGCCAGCCGGGTCAGCAGGTTCAGGTCGCTCTCACCCGTCTGGTCTACCCGGGTCAGAACCCGGCCGGCCAGGTCTTCGGACACGCGCGGTGTCAGCCCGTGACGGCCGGCGATCCCGGCGACCAGGTCGCCGATCGAGATCCGGTCGCGCCCCAGGGTGCGCGGCTCCTTAAGGCTGGCGGCAAAGGCGGCGGCGCTGGCGATGATCGTCATGCGGGCAGGCGGGCCGGCATGTTCCAGCCCGTCGACCTGAAACCGGCCCATCAGTTCGGGCCGGCCCAGCCCCAGCCAGAGGTTGAGGTCGACGCCGGTCCGCGGCCAGGCGATGCGGCTGTCGCGGTCGTCGACCACGATCCGCAGCGTGTCGGCATGCATGCCGGCGGCATCGCTGACCGTCAGCGAGATCAGCCGATCGGCGAGCAGCGGGGTGAGATCGGCATCCCCCGCCGTCAGACGGAAAATCGGGCGCATCAGTCCCAGAGCCTCACCCGTTCGCGCGCCACCGGAATGGTGCGTCCGGCCGTCGCCCGCGGCACGTCTGGCAGCAGCACGGCAAGGTTTGCCGGATAGACCGGGCCCTTTCCGGCCAGGCCCGGATTGGCGGCCAGCACCTCGGCCACCACGTCATGGCGGCCGTAATGCCGCCAGCAGATGCGGTCGAGCACATCGCCGTCGATGGTGCGGTAGAGCGTGGTCATGCGGCCTCCGAGGTGGGGTCGTCTTCGCCATAATAGGCAAGCGAGATCTGCAGATCGATCGCCCGGGCAAGACCGCCCGGCCCGAAGACCCGGCCGGTCTCTTCGATGCGGGTGATGACCCAGAAGCCCAGCACGCGGCCGTCGGACAGGGTGAAGAGCAGCGGCTGCCCTTCGGCTGCCATCGCGCGCAGCTGGTCGATCTGGCCGGTCCCGCCGCGCCACCAGGGGTGAAGGGTCGCCGGCAGGGTGATCTCGTCGGTGCCGGGGCCGACATATTGCAGGGCAGGGGCGCGGCCGATCCGGTCCTGTGCCGGCCACCGCCAGGCGGTTGCGCGGCGGAGTTCGGTATAGGCCACCGTGGACAGGCCGAAGCCGAACCGGCCGAGCCGGGCAAGCTGGGCCGGTACGATGCCGGCCGCCTCGGCAATGCCGCCGAGCGCCGCCGCCACCCCGGGCGGGACATAGATGGTCGCCGCCACCTGCGCGACGACGCCATCCGCCGCCGCCATCGCGCTCCGGACCCGGCTGTGAAGATCCAGCCGGCCGGCGGCCCGGCCCAGCATCGCGCCCAGATCCGACCCCGCCACGACGCCGTCTGGCAGCCCGTCCCGCCTCACGGTTTCCAGCGCGGCCAGCATCGGGTCGGCAGCTCCGGGGGTAAGACCGTTCATCCAGCCGAGCATCACCCTGGCTGCGGCATCGGCCCGGCCCTGACCGCGCAGCATCACCTGGGCAGCGGCCCCGACCGCGTCGACCAGCGCCATGCCCTTCAGGCCCAGCCGCGGCGCTGCCGCCAGAAGCCGCGGCAGATCGGCCGCGAGTGCCCGCATCGCGACCGGCCGGTCGCCACTGCCGTCATCGCCGGCGAGGGTGGATTGCAGCAGCCGGTCCCAGGCGGCGGCCATATCGCTGCCCGGGATCTTCGCCTGCTGCATCAGGCTCGCCGACACCGCAATCGTCTCGTCGAGTGCCACCCCGGCCGCGAGGGCCGCAAGCGCCGAGGGTCTGAGGGCCAGCAGGGCGCCGGACAGCGCCGTACCGCGGTCGACAAGCCAGGTCAGCGCGCCGGTCAGGGCATCGGGGTCCTGACCGCTTTCCGCCTGGATGCGGAGGATGGAGGAAACGGTGTCGTCGAAGGCGCGACGCTGGGCCGCAGTGGCGCCGCCGCCGGGGTCCAGCAGATGGGGGGCAACGCCCACCAGGGCGGCGATGCGGCGCCGGATGCCCGAATCAGAGATCGTTGTCATAAAGCACTCCCCAGTCATTGTTCAGGACGCCCTGTCGGAATTCCGACGCGATGCGCTGGCCATCGGCGGGGTCGGTGACGTTGATCGTCACGTTCCAGGTGTGGCTGATTGCCGGTGGCGGCGGCGGCGGGAAGAGCCGGGCAAGCGTCTCGTCGGTGAGCGGCAGAAGCTGCGGATCGCCGTCATCGATCACATCCGACGGCGAGGCGCCGCCACCCGCCGTTATCGGCCGATCCAGGGTTGTCGTCGACGCATGGCGGCGACGCCCCCCATGACGCGCATCGGCTCGCTCCGCAGGCGTCATCCTGGCCCGCGCGGTACCGGCTGTTGCATCGGCATCTTCGGCGGGGGCCAAAGCTTCGTCGAGAAGCGCCTGGCCGGCTGCGCTGATATCATCCGAGAAGTATGCGATGGTGACGATCGCCGCGAGACCTGCCAGTGCCAGCGGATTGGCGAGAAGGAAAGCCGCTGCCGGTGCAGCCGCTCCGACAGCCAGGCGGCCCAGACCTGCTGCACCACCTAGACCTGCTGCGCCACCCAGCCGGGCCAGCAATCCGCCAGCGGCCTTTGTTGCGCCGCCGGCGGCCTTTGCCACCCCGCCGACCCGGCCCGCCACGCCGCCGACCGTTCCCGCCACCGTCGCGGTACCCGCGGCCAGGACCAGTGCCGAGGTCAGCCCGGGCATGGCCTCGATCAGCCGGTTGATGCCGTTCAGCAGGTCGGTCACCACGTCGGCGATGCGGGCAAGATCCGGTTCCATCGCGGTCAACAGGGTGGATACGCTGCCTTCCCAGGCAGCGGTCATGCGCTGGACGGAACCGCCGGCGCTTTCGCCCACCCGCGCTGCCGCCGCGTCCAGCGATCCCGGCGGTGCGCCCTGTGCCACGCCGCCGCGCCCGGGCAGGCCGGCACCTGCGCTCAACACGCTGGTGCGCAGCCGATCGTAATCTTCGCCGCCGGTCATCAGGCGGGCGGCCGTGCTGGCCGCCAGTTCATCGCCGAACAGCGCATCCAGATCCGGCAGATTGCCGCCGGTCGCGCGGCGGATGTCGTCGAGCACCCGGCGCAGCGGATCGGCACCCGTTGCCTGTGCGGCCTGGACCGCGGCCCGGATATCGACGCCCAGGGCATCGGCACGTGTCGCCACCGCCCGGCTTTTCAGCGCCTGCAGCAGGGCGGCCGTGCCGGCGGTCGCTTCGGCACCGTCATCGCCTGCGATCTGAAGCGCGGCCGCAAGGCTGGCGACGCCGCCGGTACCGGTCAGACCGATCCCGGCTGCCGTGCCGGCAAGGGCGGGCAGGGCAGGGACGGCGCTGCGGAAATCGGTGATCCGGCCCGCCACGCCGGCACGGTTCAGCATCTCGAAGGCGATGCCGATCCCTGCCGGATCCAGTGTCATCTCGCGGGCGAGGCCGATGGCGGCGCCGGTCAGAGCCTCCACCCCGGCGCCGGTCGCCTGGTCGGTCCGGGCGATCACCCGCACGGTCTCCAGCGCCCGGGCAGGGTCGGTGCGGTTGCGCACCAGAACTTCGAAAGCGGCGGTCAGCGGGGCGGCATCGCCGCCGGCCTGGACTGCCACATCATTGAGCGGTGCCGCATAGCCGGCCAGGGTCTCGGGATCGGCACCGGTGACGGTCGCCAGCCTCTGCAACCGGGTCGAGATATCGACCGCCGGTCCGATCGCATTCAGAATGCCCGAGGCAAAGCCGGTCACCCGCCCCAGATCGTCATAGGTCTGGCGAATGCCCTCGCCATAGCGCCGCACCGCCGCGGCGATCACCTCGGCGCGGTCGGCAGCTGCGGGCGCGCTGTTCTCTGCCATGGGATGTCTCCGGTCATCTGCGGGATGGCGTGGTGCCGCGCATCTGCGGCGTCAGAATCAGATGAGCGCGGGCGATCGCCCGGCGGTGCCAGGCAATCGCCTCGTCCAGCGTCAGGGCGGACAGCTCGGATGGCTGCCAGCCGAAGATCAGCGCGAGATCGGCTGCGAGCTCGTCGGGCTCGACCCGGAGCCGCTGCCGAAAAAACCCAGCAGGCCCACGCAGAGCCGGGTGAAATCTGCGGGATCGAGCCCATCCACCACGGCGGGGTCCAGCACCGGCGTCGAGGTGCGCGAGATCAGCTCGGCCACGGCGCCGACCTCCATCTGGTAGACGTCGAGCAGCTTCACGCCGCGCAGCTGGCCGATCCGCGGCCGGGTGAGCACGATCTGGTCGGTGGGGACGCCGTCGACGGTGACGGGCGTGTCGAGGTGGATGGTCACGGTATCGGTCATGGCGGAAGATCCTGACGTGGAGAGAAGGGGGGAGGGAAGGCGGGGCCGGCGATCTGCGGCCCCGCCTTCCGGTCCGGATCAGACGCCGAGCGCCGTGCGCAGATCGGACATCTGGTCGATACCGCCGATGCGGCGGACCATGTTGAGCGCGTCGATTTCCACCAGCTCCCGTCCGCCGATGGTCAGCCGGTAATAGCTGAGGGCTGCGGTGTAGGTGGTGGCGGCGCTTTCACCCGGCGTCCAGTCGCCGGGATCGACCGCTTTCCAGCGGCCGCGCATGTCGACCACGATGGTTTCGGCCTCGGTACCGTCCGAGGCCGCACCACGGGCGGTGATGCCGATCTCGGCGCCGAACAGGCCGAAATGCTCCATCATGGTCGCGGACAGCTCGGCCAGTTCGAAACTGGCTTCCAGCTTTTCGAGCCCCATGTCGATCTCGACCGGCAGATCCATGCCGCCGGCACGGAAATCCTCGGTCTTGACCGTCAGCTTGGGCAGGGTGAGTTTGGTCGCGCGGCCGAGATACCCCCGGCCGTCGACATAAAGCGCGCAGGCGCGCAGGATCTTGGGCAGCGTTGCCACGGAAAATCGCCTCTCTGTTCAGGGCAAATCGGGACAGGGAGCAGCTCGTCGTGCGGGGCATGCCCGTACGACGAGGCAACACCCGCACTCAGATGGCGAGCGCTTCGGTCCAGTACTCGGCGTTGCGATGGGCGCGGAAGGTCAGGCGCTCCAGCGGCGCCGGCGGCTCGATATCGAAATCGACATAGAGCTTGCCTGCCTGAAGGGTGGCCGGCGTGTTGAGGTCCGGGTCCAGCCAGGCCTTGCCGCCGACGATGGCGCCGAGCGCGATCAGCTCGCGCAGATAGGCGTTCACGCTGCCTTCGATATCGGCGAAGAGCTGGCGCGACAGCGGCCGGTCCATGGCCCAGAGCAGGGCGCGTTCGATGCTGTCATAGATCAGGTCCGCGGTGCGGCGCACCGGCAGGAACTGCCAGAGCGGGTCCTGCGCCGTGGTGCGGTTGCCCCACAGGCGGAAACCGTTGTTGCGAATGATCGTGGCGATTTTCGCCTCGTTCAGCAGATTGGATTCCGAATTCGAATCCGACAGCGCGAAATCGACCGGGCGCGAGATGCCGACGATGCCGGCGATCTCGTGATTGCTGGGCGACCACCAGAAGCCGCGCTCGTTGTCGATCCGGGCGATCAGCCCGGCAACGCGGGCCGAGGCGGGCTCTGCCACCGCGGCGTCGGCTTCCTGCGACCAGACCATGACCTTGGGGTCGACGACGAACAGGCGGTCGGAGCCGAGCGACTGGCCATAGGTCAGGGCGGCGGCCGTGGTGGTGGCCGGGCCGTCGGCGATCACCACAGCCCGCATCGACGGCGCGACCGACAGCAGGGCCGCGACCACCGGATTGGCGGGCGTGGCACCGTCGGTGCCCTGATGGGTGAAGCCGGTGGCGATCAGGATGCGCGGCGAGACGCCGAGTACGGCCTGTGCCGCCTTCAGCGCGTGCACGCCGGTGCCGTCGAGGCTGCTGCCGGCGACATTGCCCAGCGTGTCGGCCTCGTCGGTGCCTTCGGTGACGCGGATCACCGCGACCACGGCGCCGGCCTGATCGTAGATGCCGGCCAGTGCCTTGGGCAGGCTGCCGCTGTCGCCCAGGCCGGCCAGCTGGCGGCGATTGGTCACCAGCACGGGCGTGTCGAGCGGCCAGTCGGCGGCGACCGCATCCGGCGCGGTGCCGATCAGGCCGATCACCGAGGAGCGGACGGTCTGGATCGGCCGGATGCCGTCGTCGACCTCAAGCACCTCGATGCCATGGAGGAAATCGGTGGCCATGGATCAGTATCCCCTGAGCGCGGTGCGCGCCGCGGTCACGGCGGCCTCGATCGCGGTGGCATCGTCCAGCAGGTCCAGGCCGTGCTTGGCAGAGACGCGGATGGCCTCGATATTGGCGGCGGCAGCGATCCAGGCGGTGCGGGCGGCCAGGATCTCGTCGGCCAGCGCGTCCACGGTCATGGCGCGGGCCTGGGCCTCGGCCGTCAGCATCGGCCAGGCCGAGGCGTCGGCCGGCCGGCCGGCCGCGACGAAGGCCGCGGCGGCTTCCGCCTTCATCTGATAGATGCCGTCCTGGCCGGCGAGCGGGCTGGCATGGCGGCCGCGGGCGGCAACCGCGGCCGCATCGATCGCGCGCCGGCCCTGTTCGCGGGCATCCTGAAGCGCGGCTGCGGCATAAACCCCGGCCGGCAGGCCCAGCATGGCCGCAGCATCGGCATCGGTCACGCCGGCATAGCGGCGCCCGTCATAGATGATATCCATAGGGGAGGCCTCAGAGTTCGGTGGAGGAGAGGACGTTGTAGACGCGGCCGGTTGCATCGGTCTTCAGGCCGGCCACGAGGTCGCTATAGGTCAGGCCTTCGGGCAGGACGTTGTTCGATGCGCCGAAGATCGCCGGCTGCTGTGCGGCATTGAGCAGCACGCCCCGCCCGGCAGTGCTGCGGGTGATGGTGCTGCCGTAGATCTGCAGCCACATGCTGGCGGTGCCGGAGCTGCGGTTGACGAACGACGTCGTGCCGAGCGTGATGTCGCAGAACAGCACCCCGACCAGGGCCCCCATCATATCGATGCGGCGGACCAGGCCATCGGACGGCACCGTCTCCAGATCCGCGGGGGTCGCCGTTTCCAACGCGCAGTAGACGAAGGAGACCGATGCGTCCTGAACATAGAAGCCATAGACTTCGTTCTCATCTGCGCTGAGCCGCTGACGGATGATCGGCCTGTTGCCCGTCGTCAGGTTGGCCTGAGAACGGAACTGGATCGTCTTCCTGCGCAGATAGATGTCCGCGTCAATATCGTAAACATGCGGCGCAGCCGCCAGATAGATGATCCCGTGACCACCCACCGGCACCGCATCACAGGCGGCCTTAAGAGTGCGGAAGGGCTGGCTGCTGCTGGTCCCGGAATTGGTGTCGGCACCGGTTGCGGCATTCAGATAGTAGGTCTTCGAGTTGTTCGGGATCGCATTCAGCGCATTGGCGACCGACTGGTCGATCGTCTGCGCCTTGGTGCGATAGGTCTCGTAGAGCGAGTCGACTTTGCCCGTCAGGGCGGCGATCTCGGTTTCGAGGGCAGTGAAGGCCATCGATCAGGCTCCTTCGGCAAAGCGGGCCATCGCCTCGATATGGGCGGGCGACCCTTCGTGGTAGACGGGGTGGACGGGATAACGGGTACGGATCACGGTGGTGCCGCCACCGTCCTTCGGCACCGGCGGCAGGAAGATCCGGACACCGCTGGCACGGACCGCGCGGACCGTGCCGTCGGCATCCAGGGCAAAGCGCGCACCGGCGCTGGTATCGGCGTCGTCGCCGGCCGCATCGCCCTGGAACAGGCTATCGGGCGTGACCCAGTTGACGCTTGCGGCTCGGTAGCCGTTGTAAGGAGACGCTTCGGTACCGGCGCCGGTGATGGTGGTCTGTTCGGGGATGCCGTAGGGGTTCCAGCTCTCCAGCGGCGTGCGCAGGATCAACTCCAGCGGGATCGCCCAGCTTGCCCGATAGGTGCGGCCGTCGCGCTCGAAGCCCGAGACGCGCTCCTGCGTGGTCAGGGCGGCCCAGAGGGTGGGATCGTTGAAGCCGCGGTGGAAACCGGTGCGCCCTGACGCATCCGGCACGCTCAGGCTGGCACGCCGGCTGTAATAGGCGGCGTTCAGCGTGGTGCCGGCGCTCCAGCCGGTGATCTGCTTCCACTCACTGTCTTCGAAATACTCTTCCAGCAGGCTGGCGCCGGCACCATCGAGCCCCGGAATCTTCTCCATCCAGGTGTCGGGGGTCTTCAGCGCGAAACGGGCATAGCGGCTTCCCTCCACATCCGCCGGCACTTCGCTGCGCATCCGGGTCGGCACATCGTCGACGAAGGCGACCATGTCCGAAATCTTGTGATCTTTCAGCGTCGAGACGGTGCGGGTCAGGATGCGGTAGCGCAGCACAGCGATTTGAGGCCGGCCGCGGATCGACCGCACGGCCACCGGCACGAACGGGTTGTTCTCGGCCCGCAGCTTGGCACCGGTGGTGTCGATCATCTGAATGGTGTTCAGCAGCCCGGCCGCCGAGGTATCGTCGGCCTGGTGGCGCGGGGAATAGAACGAGTCGGCCACGCCGCCACTCTCGGGCAGCACCTCCCACCAGACCTCGGCATAGGCCAGGTCCCAGCGGAAATGCTGGGCGTCGGCATCGGCGATGCTGCCATCGGCCACCTTGTGCAGCAGGCTGCGCATCTTGGTGATCTGTTCGGCAGGCGTACCGGTCACCGAGGCCGGCACCGTCACCGGATCCTGACGGCGCACCGCCAGATAGCCGCTGCCTTTCGCAGCCGGCGTGTTGTCGACATAGTCGTTATGGCG